GCGTTGATCTTCCGGTGTGGCAAGATCTCCAAAGCTTCCGTCCCGAGAACAATTGTGTTGTCTCCGGCGGCATTACTATCAACTTCTAATTTCTACAAAGGAGAAATGAAATGAACGATACTAATAAGACTTGCACCGCCGGTGCTGCTCCGTGTGTTTTCTGCTGGCGCAATCCGCGTCACTGGTACTTCCTGATCGCTACCCTTCCGTTCTTTGCGGCAGGCGTTCGATTCATCGCCGATGTCCTCGGTAATGTAACTCAGTGATGTCTGGTTATTAATCAGAACAGGACAGGGGAAACCCTGTCCTGTTTTTTATTGGAGGTTTATATGTTTATGGAATTTAAAAATCCTGTGCCTGTTGTTACACCTGTTGGAGAAGGATACGCAATCTATGTTAGAGACGGAGGAACTTTAGAAAATGACATCTTCACCGTTGTCTTGGAGGACGGTGGAATTGTCAGACATTTTCGTTCAGACCAAATTCTGATCCATGCAAATGCAACCTTCGACATCAAGAAGAAGGGGTCTCTTTGACTTGTTTCTTCATGCAAGGACAGGGTTTTCTTTCTACTTTCTGAGTAGAAGAATCCCTGAATTTTGGTGGTTCTTCATTTTTCATATTCTGGACTTTTCCGTGCATCAAGTATGAAAAATCATCTTCTGACATTAAATTTGAAAGATATGACATAGTGTTTACCCCGGACCACTTCCAGAACAACTTTCTAGATTTTCTGCACACCCACAGTCGTCGCTTAAATCACAACATACAGTTGAATCGTTTATTTGTCCTTTCCATCTCATTGTCGTTGTAGGCGTTGATTGGGCATAACAATCAATTTCTCCCAGAAGACCAAGACATGTAGGAGTACCCGACTCTCCGGGAGAAGGACATCTCCAACAGCACCCAACACCTTGATAAGGGGGAGCCACTTGCCCGAACTGTCCGTCATAAATGTTTCCGGGGCCAGCCGTGATTGGACATGCGGTTCTATTCAATGCTGGATGTGTAGAATCCGATGGAGGAATTTCATTTGCAGGAGATGCTTCGATTTTCGCACAACAACCAAGTTCAGTCGGACCCTCTTGTACATAAGAGCCAAAACAGAATAATCCATCGCACTGTAAGGCGGGCTGGCCTCTCTTTATTGCATCACATATTTCATTATGCGAGGCCCTGTTCGAATAAATCTCGGGAACTGCATTTGCAATTGTCTCTGGAATAGTCAGTGATCTGCATTGGTGTGGACAAAATTCACCATAATTTCCCTTTGTTCTGTTTACTTTATACAAATATGAATTTATTGTCCTATCACATGTCATGTAACCTATGTCTTCTTGTGTCCCATCGTATTGTGATTTGAATTTTGTTGTATAATAGATGAATCTAATTCCATCGCAATTCGCCGAGAATGCAAATCCTGTACATGGGGTAGGGCCTCCGCCTTTTTCTGGATAAGAAACGCAACGTGAGGTTTCTGAACATGACGCAGCCAAACAGCTTGCTTCTGTACAACCAACCAACGGAAATGGTGTATATACATCATCTATTATGGTTCCACAAACTATATCAGGACATCCGCCTTCAAATACGGTAGTTTTTTGTGGGTATCCGATTAATCCTTGGAGGCATCCACCGATTGCATTGCCTGTATTGTTTACTCTTCTCGGTAAATCTGGAATTTTTATCGTTGGATCTGGCGATAGAGGATCTGCATATCCGCCACAGACATAATCCCATCCGCCCGGTTTAGCATGCATATACAACCACTGAGCATCTTTCCAAGCCAGAAAATCTGCATATTCCTGTTCGGCTTCTGCGCTGGCACCGACACCCGGTTCCGTTGGATAATTTCCACTCCAAGGATCTTCTATGCACTCGGGGAACAATTGTATATTTCTTAATGTGGGGTCCGTCTGTTCATTTACAACCTGTTCTATCGCAGATCCGGGTGTTTGACTTATAGTATTTGGTCTTGCCTTGTCCGGATTCAATCTTCCGGGCATAGACATTCCCGGGATTCCAATATTATCCTGCCAAAATTTTTTTCTCACCGGACCGAGATACTTTGACTTACTACAGGCGATTGTATCACAAGAAGAATATGCAGCAGACGTATACGTTCTTCCTTTCAGATCATTCAATTCATTATTCGCTTGTTGCCGCCAATCACCAACATCGAAATAACCACCCTGTGAGAGTTTTGTCATCAATTCTTGTCTTGGCGTTCTCCTATCTACAAAGTTCAAAACTATTTCTTGGTATTCTTCGGGAGAAATGTAGTTTTTTTCCAGTGCTTCTTTGAGTTCAAAATCAAAAAATGGAACACCAGAACAAGCATAAATCCAGAATCTTGGTGCTATGAGAGAAGTATTCGCTGCAGTGTATCCGGTAAGTTGTCCATTTTCATCATAAACTTCTACCTGCAACTCTCCCGATTCTCCGTGATCTGGATTTTGTGGACACCTTGCAATTTCCCACCAATATTCACAATGCACTACACCCAAGAGATGATTGTATAAAGTTCCGTTTTCAAAATGAACTACTTCTTGTGGACCAGAATCTGTTTCATCATAAGTGTAATAAGGATTTGCTACCACATTGCCATTATCATAGCACATTATATCCAGCATCCATCTATACGCTGGATTTTTTTCCATCTGTCGTTTTCTATATCTCGAAAGACGTTTTCCAGTTCTATCTGTGTCTTCAAAAGGAGTGTCTTTGTCTCCCATGCATTGACAACCAGAAAATTGAACCCCTACACCTGTGGAACATGGTTGGCTTGAATCAACAGTAGAAGATATATCATCAATTGAACCCCCCGCAGGAGAATCGAGATAATCCATACAAGTTTCATTTGCCAAATTTCCTAGCTCACCCGGTCTTTCAGCATCAAGACTGGTCGGATCGCAGCGAGAACACAATCTTGCTCTGCCGTTTCCGGGCCATTTTGTTATATCTTTTCCTGCGGCGGCAAAATCAAATTTATAATATCTTCCAACGTAATTATAGAGAAAACGAACATTAGGTTGAGCTTCTTTACCAGTGGAGCAACATCTTCTAACTTGAGAATCTGGGCAGCATTCCATACCACCCCCGACATAATTTGGTCTTTCATATTCAAATATCAGGCTTTCATCTTGCGAAGGACAGCAACCAGCGGTTGCGGTTATTGCATGTCCTATAATACAACCTTTACACTCTAGTTTATCGCACTGGCAGCATTTACATTTTGAAATATCTAAAGTCGGATCCGCTTGAATCTGCCGAGCACCTTTGCCGAACATTTTATCGAATATTTTATTCGTTGGCTGATTGTAAAAATTTCTCATGATTCATCCTGAAATTATGGACTTAGTATGTAGGGGGCTTGACACATACCTAGATTGTGGTATAATGTAGTTGTTGCGGGCGTACCGGCTTTGCCTTCTAAGCAATAGTACCGTAATTGGATTTATGCAGGTTCGACTCCTGCCGCCCGTGTTTGCGGATGTAGCTCAGCCAGTAGAGCATTTGATTTCCAATCAAATGGTCGCCAGTGCAAATCTGGTCATCCGCTCTTGTTCGGAGGATAAATACTATGGTTCGTACAAAACTTTTACCATGGAGGTATACAATGTTTGGATTTGGAAATAGAAACACTTCGTATGCGTTTTTGGCTGCTGCTGTTTTTCTTACTGCTGCTGGTAGCGAGTATCACATTTATGCAGCTATTTGTGGTGCGATTGCTCTTCTCATGGCTTACCTGAAGGTTCAGGAACTGGAGAGGGATCTCGACCGTGCATTTAGAGGACAGGATGAAGGTGAACGTGAAAAAATGTTTGCCGATGAGATTCGTGAGATTCGTCGTGAAATCACGAATCTGCACAATCAGTGCAACAATAAGTAATTAAAAGCCGGAGAAATCCGGCAAACGCTCCCATAGATTAACTGGTTAAATCGTCGCGCTTTCAACGCGAAGAAGTCGTGGGTTCGAGTCCCCGTGGGAGTATTGAGTTTTATAAATAATTATGCCGCTTAGGACCGTCAGGGTGCGAGACTCCTCATCACGGGGAGTCTCGCCTTTTAGTTAAAGGCTTACTGAATTACCGGGTCCAAAGTATCCCAAACTAGCCAAAGATGCCAGCGGATTTGTGGTGGCTGCTGCTGCAGAAAATGTATTAGTTGTAATTGTAATTGTTGGCGGCAAAGACGAGCATCCTGTAGTTTGTCTCCACACAAATGGAGATCCATCTTGCATGCTTGTTCTTGCTATGCATTGGTTTTGTGTTTGGTTTTCATAGCAAGCTATTTTGACACCACGAACATAAACGCCACAACCGCCTAGACTGGTGGGGCCTGTTGCAGCAATTATGTTTGCGGTTCCTTTTTTGGTTTGGATGAGTTCTATTCCAACCCTGTTTCCAAAAGAACTCTCCAAAGTCAACCCTTCCTCGACCATCATGTGTTCACTACCATCTTTATTAATGGTAATATTTTTCACCGTGAATGTTTTATTGTTGAATCGTGTTCCGGTTATTTTTACCTTATCACCAGAATAAATTCCAAATTTTGCGAATGAATTTACCTTATCAGTCCCTAGTGCATTTACTATAACATAATCAACATCTCTGCCTTGGGGAGATAAAGATAATCCAAATTGAGGGGGATTCACAAAATAGTCGGGCTCATATCTCAACAATCTTTGGTTGAAACTTGTCATCGAAACGGGCACTGCAACTATGACATTTCCAACAAAACTTAAGAATTGATATGTTCCTCCCAAATTTGCTTCAGACCCTGCTCCGTCTATTGAATAAGAAGCCTCACTTACAGTAAAGGTTGTCCCGGCAGTGAGACCATCAAACAGCCCTTTCAACAAGGAAATATCGGTGCTATTCTGTGAATTTGAATAGTCTATGAGGACTTTATTGAAATCCGAAGAAAACGAAAAAGATGGTATCGTTGAAAGATACTTGTTGGAATTCAGTTCCAATGTCAAATTTGTCGTAAAATCAAGACCTAAGAATATTCCTATGCGAGTCGATACTTCTGATATCGCATCTGAAGGAGTTGGTGTTGATATTTGATAACGATACATCTATTATAGAGCAGTTATTGAAATTGCCTTATGAGGACTGGTATCTCCAGTTACGTCCAAGATTTTGGCGTACAGAGAAGTTATTCTTGACGGTATGAATATAGTTTCGCCCGGTTCAAGGATCATTCCGATCGGATTTCCGGTGGAGATATTTGATATACCTATTCTCTTATTGTAAACGGTAGATGTTGATACAAATGTATTGGTTATATTTTTCAACCAAACTCCATGGCTGATTGATACTGAATAACCCAGTGGAACATTTATTGCTGGATCATCTAATTGAGAAAAACCACTGGCATAAAGATCTGGTTGCCACATGTATATGTTGTTGGCTATTTTGTTTTTTATGCTGACTGAAACATTTCCAGAATCGATTCCTTGAATCGTCTTTCCTATGCTTACTGCATCTCCTCCTGAGTAAGTAAAAGCATTCCACAAGAATTTTAGCCATGCTGCTACTGTATGATTATTCGATCCATTTTGAGCGATGAATAATTTTTCAAAATTGTTAAAGTCATCTGTGGCCGTATTGAAGGAAGAAGCATAACTCAATGCAGAAACAGGAGCATTTACCTTTACTGTCTGCACAGGATCGATTTGCACTTGAGTATTGGCCGCAAGCGACACGGTTCCGTTTACAGGCAGAGGAGTTCCAGTAGCATCCCCTTGAACCTTGAGAATGGTTCCTGCAGCATTGTCAACACCGACTGTTGCTCCGATAGAAACAGTTGCACTGATTCCGGCTCCAATCACATTGACGTTCAAAGCATTTCCAGATGCTCCTATTACCGTACCATCAGAGCCAGCTATTTTAGCATATATTGCGGTTCCGCCATCCGAGCCATAAACTGCAATTCCATCTGTCGCTTTTGTGATTGTCCAAGATCTTGCAACACTTCCCGTTACAGTAACACTGTCATTTGCCAAGTTTAAATAACGACCACCAGTGACATTTACAACTCCGGTTATTCCCACATTTGAAGAAATGCTTACGGATCCAGTTATTGCAACCGGAGTGGCTCCGGTTATTCCATAAACAAATGCATTGACCCCTCCCGTAACATAAACTGGAGAGCCAGCGGTATTTCCGACAGTAAATGTTCCAAGTCCTCTGACTGCACCAGTAACTGTTACGGTTGATAGGGGGCCAGTTAATCCATAAACTTTAACTGGAAGCGGAGTATCGACTGTTGCTCTGGTTACAGTTGAATTGTCTCCCCATGCCACTTTCATGACTTGTGCGTGGGCTGTTTCTCCAGCCGAAACGAAAATATCGGTTCCTATGACTGCATCGTATCCATCAACTGCTACTGGTAAATTATTGGTATTATCGACTGCCATTAAGTTTCTCCAAAAAAACTTGGAATCATACCTATATATCCTCGTAGAATGTGGTATACTATTGGGTATGATTTTAGACTTAAAAAACAAATTCTCAAGAAACGTAGAGCTTTATGTCGAAAAATGGAATGTATCCTACATGGATGCAGTTGTGACTTTATGTGAAGAATATAATGTCGAGCCTGAAGCCGTCGTAAAGCACTTATCAAAACCAATATTGGAAAAAATCAAGACAGAAGCACAAGGCTTAAATTTCTTGCCAAAAACAAAAAATAAGCTTCCTTTCTGACTTGATTTCCTTCCAATACATGGTACAATACATCCAACACTAGGCCCGGGTAGTCCCCGGGGGAAAAGGAACTATTATGTCATTTAGCGATTTCAAGAAGCGTAGCAAGTCCAGCATCGACACCCTTGCCAAGAAGCTAGAAGCCGATCTTGGTACAAAGAAGGATTACAAGGATGATCGTTTCTGGCGACCGGAGATTGACAAGAGCGGCAGCGGCTTTGCGATCATCCGTTTCCTCCCCGCTGTCGATGGTGAGGACATTCCGTGGGCCAAGACCTACACCCATGCATTCAAGGGTAAGGGTGGCTGGTACATTGAGAATTGTCCCACTGCGATCGGACAGAAGTGCCCGATCTGCGAGATGAACAACGAGCTTTGGAATTCGGGTATCGAGAGCGACAAGAACATCGCTCGCGACCGTAAGCGTAAGCTCTCGTACATCTCGAATATTCTGGTGGTTTCTGATCCGGCTAATCCCCAGAACGATGGAAAGGTCTTCCTCTTCAAGTACGGAAAGAAGATTTTCGACAAGATTCAGGAGGCGATGAAGCCTGCCTTCCCGGACGAGGATCCGATGAATCCGTTCGATTTCTGGCAGGGTGCGAACTTCCGCATGAAGATCCGTACCGTGGCAGGATACATCAACTACGATAAGTCCGAGTTCGATTCGGCTTCGGCTCTGTACGAAGGTGATGACAAGAAGCTTGAGGTTCTTTGGAAGAAGCAATATGCTCTTGCTGAGTTCAGCGACCCCAAGAACTTCAAGCCTTATGATGTGCTGTCCAAGAAGGCCAAGGATGTGATTGGAAGCAATATCCGAGAGACCTCCACAGACGATCGTACGGTCGAGGACGAGGATCTTACTGAAGAGGCGGCTCGTCCTAGCCCCTCCTCAAAGAAGCCAGCAGCGGCTCCTCAGCCTGACGAGGAGATGGATTCGATGTCTTACTTTGAGAAGTTGGCTAACGAGTGATTAGCCGTTAAATTTCTGCCTCCAAAGAGGCAGCATAGCGGCGGACAACATGGCATCATCTATGGTAGGATGCCTGAGTCCCCGTCCACCACCACTACTCCTTCCAGCTGCCCCACCTGCGGGCATTTGTGAAGGAGTAGTTTGGTTTTGGACCATTGTTTGTACCGGAGGGGCTTCTTTTGAAGCCTCTCTTTTTTCTATAGTTTTTGAAGTCATGTTATAAAGGTTCTGCTGTTTATTGCTTATTTCAGGAACTTCTTTGGGACCCAAGTCATAATTTGTGGATGTTTTTGCGGTTATTCTGGGTTGTTCTTCCAAAGCACTGGTCAACATAGCAGCATTTTTCATTATTTTCGGTTCTGGTTTTCTGCTTTGTTGAATCATTTCATCCAGATTGGTCATTTTAAATGGATTTGGTCCTATTTTTTCGGCCATTTGCACATTCGCTCTTCCATTTAGCGTTTGTCTAAATGTACTAAAATTCGACATCACTCCCGGCGATCTTCTTGGTGCTTGGGTTCTATAGTCACTCGGTCTCGGTAATGTCCTGAATGGTTCATTCATGAGCTGTTCCTTCTACTTTCCTCTTCTAAATACTGCCTCAGTTGCCCCACATAAACTTCTCTTTCCCAAGGTATCATGTTCTCTATATCCGTCAGAGACCATTTATATACATGAGTCAAGAGAAAATTTAATCTATAGAATTCACCTATAGTTATGTGGCTGAGGCATATCCGAAAAAACTGTCTATCCCAAATAGTGAGAACTGGCGATCAATACCGTCTTTTGTGTGGTATTTGATTGTTTTTTTGACTCTTGGTATCGACTCTATGTAATCAGAGAACATTTTAAGCTGCAACGGAGTCATGTAATCATAGAATTCATCAAGATCCTTTTCGGTCAATTGATCCTTGACGTAAACATTATCAGCAGTTTGTAATTCCACGAAACAATTCTTGAAAAGATTTCGCATTTCATCGGATTCGGACTTTTCATTTTGAAGAAGATATTCCATCGTAGGTTCAGTGACTACGACCAACATTTCATCGGTTAATTTTATCTTACCATCTTTTATATTTTTCTTTTCAATATCAAAGGTCTCAAGATTGACTTTTATGTTTATGACCTCTCCGGTTTCCGGGCATCTAATCGTGAATGTTGACTCTTCTCCCATCGACTTCCCACGCAGTGCCAAGAATGCCTTTTCTGCATCTGCTATGCTCAATTTTTCGGGTGTTTTCAGATCCTCATAACAGTTTTTTATGATCTGGACCATAGCCGATGCCATTTCTCGCAATGATTCGGATCGTTGTGCAAGAAGAAGTATTTTTTCCTCTTTCACTGTCATCGGTCTAAACTTGTGTTTCTTTTTTGTTATCGGTAGAGTCACTTCATATGATGGCAACGAATTTTTCAAAATTTCAGATATCATGATTATCCTTTTTTATTTCGGCGGGGTTTCCATACCTCCGACCAAGAATGACATTGTTATTGTTTGTGCTTCTGGACGAGATGCATCGAATTTGAGAGGTAATATCTTTTCGAAAAAACAATTCGTGTATCGATATTGTTTTGTGATCATATTATACCTATCCAGCCCAGTAACAGTTATTTTCATGCCTTTATTTGTTCTATTCCAAGAAAATGAGCTCAATTCGGGAGTCGAGTTACTGTTATCAAAGTAAACACCGGAAGAGGGGACTGTAAAGTTTGCTTTTGTGTAATCTGTCAATTTATTCATGAAATTATTGTATCCCTGACTATTTGGGGTATTTACTTCCGGGACTAACATTTCAACGATCAATGCTTCCTTAAATTTTAGTCCAATTGGCATTCTGAAATATGGATTTCCTTGCCAGTAATTGATGTTCAGGAACTCATATTCTGGACCGGGAGCATCAAGGGAAACTATTGATTCTGAATAATAAACCCCATCAAAATCGACAGCATAACGGGAACTGTCTTGCACTCCCATTTTTCCGATATAGTCGATTACGTTTTGAATTTGACTCATTTTATGTGAAGATCCTCTTCGGTGAGAATTTTGAACTTCCAGCCATTTTCATCACAAAGACGAGTCGCAGATTCCCATTTAGAATTATTTATCATGTAAGTCGCCATTTCCATGGCGTAACTTCTTTTCTTTTTGTTTTCAGGTGGCTTTGTTTGCTTCTTTGGCTTTATCTCCACGATATAAGTCATCACTTCCCCATTTTCATTGCTTTCAAATAGAAAGTCGGGGTAATACATACAAACTCTCTTTTTGACCGGGCACAGGTATGGGACTGCCAATTCTTCGCTCGCCCATCTCAGTATTGATTGGTTTTCGTCCAAATATTTACAGAATTTTCTCTCCCAAAGAGATCTACATATTATCTTATTTGGGTCGCCTACATATTTTGATGGATTTTTTGGATAAAACCGCGTTTTATAAGGCATAAAACTATCTATGAGTGTAGCAATAGGATCAACCCCACAGGGAACCAGAGTACCCCCTAGCCTTAATAAGTATCCAGTCACCGCTGTTCCATTGTTTCTGGCTTTAACCAAAAGAGAAACATATGAAATAGAAAAATGGAGAAAAATAAAAAACAGTGAAGTGAATGGAAAAACTTTTATTCTTCCGGCACCAAAATCGGGGATGGCTCACGGCACACATTCTTCTAACTTGGACGAGGCAACCTTTTGGCAAACCAGTAGTTTTGGTGACAAGGCGAGAATGGTATTTGGCGACACTATTTACATGGGTATCGGAAACCTTCTTGGAACAGTAACATTTAGCGACAGTGGTGTCCTTGAGGAATATAATAACATTACTGGCGGTTCCAGCACTCCGAAAGATTTAACGGCTATTCAATACAAGGGAATGAAGAAAAGAGCATATTCTTTTTCTTTTGAGTTATTTGCATACGATCAGGACGATTTTTTGGCAATATCAAACTTCATTCACGAAATGCATGCGGCATCAATGCCGAAAAAATTTGGTTCAAAAATGAGAACCCCAGCCGCATTCAGATTCAGGGTGTTGAATGCGGGCGGAACAGATGTTACAAATAATTTTTTCCTCCAACCAAAACCCTGCACCATGATGGCATTTAACTCGACCGGATTGGATTATCTTTCGGTTTCAAGTGACGGTAAATACCCAGCTAGAGTCGGTGTAAATATGGTCTTGGGTGAGATCGAACCGGTTGTATATGTTGGGTCTGCCCCAAATGGTCAAGTTCTATCTGTTTTCGAAGCCTTTGAGGAGCAGTGCAGCATCTAATGAAATACTTCACTGAATTTCCCACGACAAATTACCAGTTTCCAGATGGCACGGTTCTGGAATCCATGTATATCTTTGCTCGTCCGGATCTGAAAATCCAAGACAACCAAGGCTACAATTCTGCCGGGGTTCAATATGTCGTTGAAGACGGAAAGACCCCCGATCAAGTCAGCAAGGAATTATATGCAACTCCTGAATATTTTTGGTCGTTGCTGAATAGTAACAATATCATAGACGTTTATAAACAATGGCCAGTGTCATATTCTAACTGGCTTGAAGAATTGGTTGAGGTGAGTGGCGATTATGCATTCTTCACAAGATATACGATGGACATAAAACCGGGCGATTACGTTGCAAAGAAAATTGATGGATTTGTTTCTTTTGATAAGAAAAATTTTGGAATTGTCCTGAATGTCGATAAATTCCTGCATTCTTTTGATGTGAAAATGGTTGCGGGGGAAATAAACGAGGGCGATTCTTATATCATCATCAGACCACAAAATAATTCTTATTCCATCATCAATACCCCAAACGGTGAGGAAAGTCAAGTTCTCATAAAGAAAACAAATAAGGTAGATGGTGCCGTTTCATTCATGAAAATGGATGATTATACAAAAGAAATGGTCACCATTTCTGCTTACTATTCAATTACCGATGGGAAGTTGATATCAGACCAGACTGTCGATATTTACACGGAACCGACTTCCATTCTTTATCTTTACATGACAAATGGTCTGTCGGCGTATCCAAACATAAAACCTGTTTCCTTCAAGCAAGACAAGGAAAAGGAATGGATATTCAATAAGCAATTGACGGTGATACCAAACGGATACCTACAACAGGTGAATGACAATTATTTGAGTTCAATATTGAAAGAAAGTGAATCTCTGGCATGAGCGATGTAATCGTTTTTAATCTAAAAAATGCGGTAGTAAAAAGTTCAACAAACAGTTCACTGCCTCCGGTTCCACTGAACCCAAAAGAAAATTGCAGAGACCCCGATGTCGGAACATGCGGTCTTGTTTCATTGGAAGTGGAGGAAAGCATATTCTCCCCGACAGTGAAAGGAGAAGCGGTAATTCGAGACTTTGACGGCTCATTTGCATCTGCTCTTGGATCTTATATTGGACTCGGTGGATATGATATCCTTGAACTCGAATTCCATGAGGAAGTTCAGGGGGGATTCAACAAGAAACTGTATTTCTTGATTTATGCCTATTCACAAGAGACTAACGAAACGTCTACGGTAATGGAACCCAATTCCATTCCAAGATCAATTCGTTTGAGATTGGCCTCACCTGAATTTGCTCTTCTGAATTATCTTTTCTTCGAATACTTCGAAGGCGATGAGGACATGATCATGCCCATCTCTCGAAGTTTGACTGAAGAAGAGGAAGAAAATCAACAAGGAAACTTTAATTCTTCTCCTCCATCCACGACCCCAACACCGGGCATCCAATATGACCGCGAGGGATTCATTCAGTATCTTGTGACGAGAATGAATCAATTGTCTGGGTATAATACACCGGTGTTTTCAGAAAACACCAAGAACTGGATTTGGTTGAAGAGAAATTATAACTTCTATCCGTGGGGAAAGATGGTTTCTCCGCCAAGAATCAACCAATTGATTCAGATGTTGGCGGAAAATGCGGTACATTATAACAATGACAAAGCAGTGAATTTCTTCTTCTGGAGAGGATTGGATTCATGGAATTTCTATTCTCTTGAAACGCTTGTCAAGCAGGAACCGAAGAAGACATATAAGATAGGAGCGGATCTTGATTGCCCGAGTTCCATCAAGAAAATGGTATCTGATGGTGTCGTGGAAGGTCTGTTCTCAAGCTCAGACGAATCGGACTTTTTGGACCTGATTCGCTCATACGCATTTGGTTCCAACTATTTGCGTGTGCATCCGAACTATTCCGATCCTTATGCAAGATATCTCGACAGTGCAGGTGCTCACAAGATTTATGAAGTCAAGTATGATTATTTCAAAGATGGAAAACTGTGGGCCAAGTTACCAAATCAGGAATTTGCATCGACAGTTGGAAGTGTCATAAATTGCTCAGATCAGAGTCTATTGAACAACCTACCGAAGAATCGTGTAATCGAACAAAATTACGGTTATTTCTCCCCGGGATTCTTCAACCGCGAAAAACAAGTTCCTTGGGAATATTATGGTTACACATATTCAACACGAACAGAAAAAGACTTATGGCAGAATCAATTTGACATTTCTGATCTTTCCGGACAGGAATTGCTATGGATTCAAAAGGAAGTCAAGAAACCACTGCAAAAAGCCAGAGAAGAATACGCAAGAAAGAAGAACCTGAAGGAAAAGTGGAAAGTCTATAAATGCTCGATCTGCTGTGCAGGTGATTCATCGGACTTCACCGGAATAAGTGCAGCTATTGGATACAGCGGAGCGACTGCGGTGGCATTTGGAGATCCCTCTTTCGAGAAGTCTTTTAATCTCCGAAACACTTCGTCCAATCTGTCAAATTATGAGATTGTTGCCGCAGGGTCATTTACCGATACCATAAATTTCGATTCCGCAAAGATCGGTGTGGGTCCAACCATGGGAATTTCCGCAGATGGAAGCACTTATGGAATGACCTTTGATGCAAATGATCCATGGATTCGAAGCGGGATGACATTGAGTTACAATCTGAACGAGAGCCCTTATAATCTGACTCTCGGAGAATTCTTGAATCTGGAAGAAAATCCTGATAATTTCGTGTTGTATCGTTTTGATCTTGAGATCAAGAGACATGAAAAAATGAAGCAAATTCTGGCTAAAAATTATGTATCCAGAGAAGAAAGAATTAAAAAATATCAAGAAGCCTTGAATGGATATACTGCTGCCTATCTTGATAGAAATGATTTATGTGAATATGCGGGCTGTACCGGATATTGTTTGTGTCCCACGGAATACCCAGAAACTGTTGCAGCTAAAGTCAAATTGGTGCAAGAAGCACATCAGGCTCTTAAGAATGTTGAATCTCAAATCAGTTCTTTGGATCGATGGGGAGATCAAATAGATGCTACTATAGAAAAACTTCGAACGCTCAAGCAAGAGTTTTTGGAGCTTTATTCAAAATATTGGTCAAGAAAAGCATTTTTCTTTTCTAAAGATCTAGATTTTTCATTTTTAAAAGCTGGTAATAATTTATTTAATGTCAAGAGTATAACAAGAAAGCCTATAAAAGGAAGTAAATATCAGTCTTTTAGTGTATATACTGCATTAGGCCCATATCCATTTGGAAACGGATACACTTGGGCTTACGATTATAGTGTAGACGGAAATAATATTAATGTCAACAGTACACCACGCTATTTGGCTTATACTGATTATAATGAGGCTGTTCGGGGGGCCAGCGCATATTATGAAAGAAAATATGGATATTCTACATCTTCTGATTATTGGGAATCATTTGAGAGCCCATATGGAAATTTTCCATATTCAGAAGCAAATGAGGAAAAACCAAAGGGTCCAATTTGGTATAAAAACTGGTTGGTAAGTTATGAGATCACACTCATAAAACCACCATGTTTGAATAGAAAACCACCATGTTTTGCCGGTGATTGTTCGTGTGATGAAATCGTAATACCACTTAAAATGCATTTTGAAAGTTTTTCAAACAGAACTGATGCAGACATTTTTGAAAATCCTCAAAAAATTTCAAATTATGCACTGAAACAATTATCAAAAAATTGTGATGGATGTAGAATTCGAATAACCGGTGTTACCGGTAGTGTCGGTGACACAGGTCCAGAAAATGCAATTTTCAGGGATCCGGAAGTGAGACTATATCACCCATGGGCAGCTGACGAATTGCCGGGATCATTTAATTATAAAAAGTATAAACAATCTTCTAGTTTATTCAAGAGAGACCTCGGTGATACAATTCCTCCACATCAAATTCTGGAAGGATTGGAAAGTTATGTCAGAGTCGAATTCAAAACACCGATTGGTTTAGATACACTCAAGGATATTCCGGAGGGATTTTACAAAAGATATGGTAGTGAATATTTCCTTCCTTACATTGTTCTTGCAACTGCTGGGCCATTTGGTAGCCAATCCGCAAGAACAAATATTTCTGTTATAGGCCAAGATCCATATGGATTTGATTTGGCAGTAAAAAAGATAAAAAACAGGGATGATTTTGCAGGAATGAATTTGGTTTATACTGATGGGAAACAAGAACTAGGTGATTTAAATTATGATTACATTAATTTAAATCGTCCTTATGGAACTTCTTCTTCTTGGTTAAAAACATCTCAAAACTCTTTGTTTTATAAACCAAAGGACGGGGTAGCGGATCTTTTCGTTCCAAACGGAATTCAGGACATATTCATGGCTTCTCGTCTGGAACGATCTCTTCCAGCAAAGACATGGTGGGATATGTGGGTTTCCTTGCCTCCGGTTGCAGTCTGTACTTTCTACAATAGACACAATGTTTCCGCTGGTAACACGGCAATTGGTTTTTATAACAAAAATTCTCTTGTAGCAGAGCCAATAACATGGACTGGGGGGACGGGATGTTCTGGTGGTTGTTCCAGTGATCCACCTTGGCCTTTATTCCTTATGCCGGACACAGAACAATTTATTTCTGGATGCTTCCAAACGGATGTAGCTGTAAAACCAAATACAGATGAACCATTTAGTAGAGGAAATACACTAGAGGGTTACTATAAAGAAGTAGTTCCGAGTGTTAGTGCGACCATACTTTCAGAAGATCCTTCAAATTATGTTTATCTTTTTGCAGATTTTCCACATATAATCGGTATTGAGGGAACTGGCGGTTCTGGTGGTATAAGTGGTCCCAGTAGATATACACAGTATCCCCCGATTTCATATCCAGTCGGAACTTTGATTTGGGGTAAGAATTTCCCGGGGTCAAGTGGAGCAACCTATACATATGAAAACGATGATGGAACAACAGGAGAAGGAACATTTCTTCCGGATTATAAGGAAGTTCATTTTTGGGACATTTCAAGAAAAACCGAATATGGCTTAGTTTCGCTCAGTTCAGACTCCATGCCATCTCTTCTGTCTCTCGTAGGAGGAATCGGCGGAGAACTGGAAGAAATTCAGGAGTATCAGCGATGGGTTTCCAGCAAACTCATAGATTGGTTCCAGAATAGCATCTTTGACAATAACTTTGCAGGCCAATTCGTTGTTCTTGCCAAACAAGACGCAAACGGATGCAAAGGATATCAATGCATGAATCCAAACGGTTTCCCCGGAACGGAAGGATGCACGGCAGGAGATCCATTGTGCAACTGTCCATGCCAAGAACTCCGACCGGATGTACTAGCACAGGGGCTCACAGGGGCTTCAGGTCTTTCTGGTCCCCTCGGAAAGGAACCCTCTTCTCTTGAGCTGCAACTTTTGGAAAAACAGATTCATGAATGCGATCTGATCAAGAACCATCCGGGTCTAGGAAAAGATTGGCTGGGTTGTGTCTGGGACGATCCAAACAGCACCTACAACTGCACATGTCCTTGCATAGGTCCCAAGTTTGCCAAGTACATGGAATACAACAGGACGAATGCGACCTTCTGGGAGACTCCTCTGGATGCCCCTCTATACAGGACAGCTCAGATGGCCCTCCTGAACTCGAATAAGGTCATCATCGATGTTGCAGGTGATATGTCCGTCCGGGTGGGAGATGTCATAAAACTGGATGTTTCCCTCAGTGCCGGTTATGGAAGATTCCATGGTTATTGGTTGGTAAGCACCATAAAGCATCTTTTCAATAAGGATGTCCACATAATGAGATTGACCCTATCCAGAGAATTGCCACATCCATGCCCTACCTAATAGGGGAGAAAACATATGTCAGCCAGACCACTAGTTTCCAACTTCAAGGATTTTGATCTTCAGTTTGACATGAATAGCATCACGAAGGATGTAAAGCCCAAGAGTGGGCTTTCTTCCATTTCTCAATCCATAAAGAATATTTTGTTGACTTCACCGGGAGAAAGACCTTTTTCGGAATTTGGTGTGGGTCTGAATTATTACTTTTTCGAGAACGACACACTCGAAACACTCATAGCCGTACGCGAAATGATAACATCCATGATAGGCCAATACGAACCGAGGGTGGTCGTAGACTATAATGATATTGAGGTTATCAGGGATGGTCCGGGTTCCATAAGAATAAATATTAGATATAGATTGGCAAATGATCTGGGTCTGGCTAATGCGCAAAACCTGTCTATAGTCTTAACAGAGGATTGAAATGGCTAATAATATACAAATCTCAGACCTGACATTTGACGGGATACGCAGTTCACTGGTTAATTACCTGAAACAACAGGATACCTTTACCGATTATAACTTTGAAGGATCGGGTATTCGTACTCTATTGGATCTTTTGGCATATAATACTTTTTACTATGCATACTATGCGAATATGATGGCCAACGAGATGTTCTTGGACACGGCAAAGCTGGAAAATTCCATGATTTCCCTGACCAAGCCGCTGGGATATGTGGTTTCCAGTTACACATCGGCAAAGGCTACAGTCAGATTGAATAACGTAAATTCGGCAGTGAGCTCACTCTCTCCTTTTTCGGTATTCAGGGGCACCGATATAGCCGGAAGACCATACTTTTTCTATAACACCAGATCTATCCGTACGGGAGTGAATGCATCTTCTCCGGGAACATATCAAACCGATTATTTTGAAGTTTATGAGGGCAAAGCAGCAACTATAAGACAACTCGTTTCTGTTGACCTGACCACTCAATCATTTTCACTTCCCGGAATAGAGATAGATCCAAGAACTATTCTCATCGAGGTGGGAGACGCGAACGGAAATAATCTGATTTCATGGGACAGTTATTTGCTCAACCCAGATTCTGTTGTTGGTCCGGATACCGAGGTGTTTTTCGTGGAAAGAACAAAGACCGGATATAATGTAAACTTCGGTCGTTACACTTCCAACGATATAGGAAATCTAAGCACAGGAAAACAGATAACAGATCAAAACACCGTCTATGTCTCTTACCTTGTTTCATCTGGTTCCGCTGGAAATGGAGTGGCAAATATCACTTTCGTTTCTGATGCGAGAAATCAACAAATAGCAACAGCGACAACATCGACAGAAATCTCGGTTGTGGCAAGGGGCGGAGTTTCCACTCCAGACTTAGATGAAATTCGGTTCTTTGCACCAAAATCATTTGCTCGTCAAAATAGACTGGTAACCAAGAATGATTATTATGCAATATTGAACGAGCTTGGCTATGGTTCTGGTGGATTGCCGGAATTCACCTATAAGGTATTCGGTGGCGAAGAGGCAACTCCTCCCGCTTATGGAAGAGTTTTCGTAAGCATAATTGGATTGAGCGATAGCACATCATTCACACAGGCAAATGAAATAAACGAAGTTTTATCTGTGTTGAAGAGCAAATCCGTAGTAAGCATTTTGCCGGAATATCTTCCTCCGATAGAGATGGGAGTGATTCTTGAAATAAATGCAACCCATCCAGATTCGGGAGTGGTGACAATAAACGGACAAATTAAACAGGCAATTCGCACCGCACTGAAAACCGCATATGGCACCAAAAAGTACGATAACTCCATAATAGAGCAAAGTGTAATTGAGATTATCAGAGCAGCTTATTCTGGTGTTCAGGTCACTTCGAGTGGAGTGTTCCTGACAGTTCGGGCAATTATGCCATCCTCTACCATATCAAATGAAAGAAAGATGAATTTCAAGAGCGAACTTTCCAGCGTTTCCTTATCAGGATTCGGTGGATCCGTGACCGCACAAAATAATGGAAAGTATCTCTATCTTTCAAGTTCGGCAAATGCCTCTCCAGTGGGCGAGGTTGACTTGATAAATGGTGTAGTCACCATATATCCAAACATCACCACAAATGAGTTGACAATAGACGCTAAATTCCCGAATGACAATTTCATCGCCAAAGATGAGATTGTTTCTTACATCAAAAATTCAGAAACTGATATAACGATAACACTTTAATGTTTTTCTTCTTCACAGGAAATTCTGGCTCATCTATAGCAACCTTCCGCCAAATGCGGGAGGCGGCTGACGCTGTATTGGTGAAAGAAAATACGAACTTCAATCCAATACAAGTCAGGGCACAGGTTCCTGAATGGATGAAAAATTCGGATTCGAATATGGTGGATTTTCTCCAATCATACTATGATTGGATGACAAATTCTTTTGGTTACACCGGAACGAATGTGATGGATATAAGCAAGGTGTTTGACATAGACGAAACACCAGAATATGTTCTTCCTCATTTCATAGCAACATATGCTCCCGACATAAAGGGAATCTATGACATAGAGCCGGATTTACGTCCATCAGCTGAAAATATAAGAAAAACAATAACAAATATTAGAACAGAAGTCTATCAGAGAAAGTCAAATGAAGATGCTTTCCGTTCCATAATGGTTTCTCTTTTTGGGATAAGTGCAGGTACTATCAACATAAGTTATCCAAAAAGAAAACTTATGAGATTGAATGCCGGTAAGTTCGGTTGGATGTCCAGCTCTGATTATTATGGATCTACAGGTGAGTATTCCCCCGAAAGATATACCATGGTTGGAAGTCATTTGAATCAGGGCGTTATTCAAGATGGGAAGATGTGGCAAGATTTCTCTTACATATTGACATCAGAGATCGATGATTCAAATCCGTATTATGAAGCAGTAGTGAAGGAAACCCTGCATCCTGCCGGACTTCTTGGGTTGTATGAAAAGGTGGAAAGATATGCAGAAGGCGGGTATGATCCGGGTCCTGTCGAGGATTATGAATGGCCTATAGTTGCTAATTACTATCCGTATAATCTAAATTCAACTTCAACTCTTCCAAAATGTTCTGGGTGTACGGGAATATTATCCAAACCCGGTTGGTCCTATCCGACCTTCGTCTATCCATCATGGGATGTTGAAATTGCCGGTGGACCTTCCGCAAGCTTTGGATCAATAATAATTAAGGATTTCTGGAGATTGAATTCAGTTCCCGGTTTATACTCACCGAATGATGCCATAGGAACTACTTGTAGTCAAGCATGTCAAGCCACAGGAAGCATACTATTCGATTGGTATATCGGAGATGGTACATCAACACAGACTCCGATAGAGCAATTAATAATAAATCCAATAAACGGGAATCCACTGTCGCGTGGATTGTCAGAAGAGGAATAAAATGTCTTTTACAAGAGGAATAACCCTTTTTCAGGTAAACAATCCGGTTCTTGTCGAAAACATAAGCACTCCGGGATTTGACCAATACATTCTGTCTTCGGTTCAAGCCGATGGAACATTTGTTGTTGTAAACAATTTATTGCCGGGGCAGACCTTTGAATCATATTATTCCACTGAAGGCACAAAAGTCATGAAATTAAGAGGTGAAAAGACAACACCGGACTTTTCTTATGCTTTGGAATATTCAATAACTTTTGATGTTGGTCGTTCTCCTAATTTTTCATTAGAATATCAAAAAAGAAGTGATCAAGATGAAATCAATTATCCAGAAAATTATGTCGTCAGGGGAACCACCTTTAATTTAGGAATAACTCAAGGATACACTGCCACCTCTCCCGTGACTTATTCTTGGCTGTACGGTGGGGCGATTACATACTCATCACCAACAGCATCGAATCAGATATTGGCATTTAATACGGTTGGAATTAAAAATATAGGATTGACACAAACGAATAGGTTCGCAACCGGATCTTCTCAGATAACATTCAGATGTATAGACAATCCTGCAATTTATTTCACCGGAAATCCAACATTTGGAAACGTCCCGATCAATACTGATGTAAATTTGAACGCAGAATTCGTGACATTTAATGGACATTTTTTCAGTGATGTTAACATCAATTGGTTGATTGATGGTGTGTCCTATACTGGACATTCGATAATCGTGTCTTTTCCAGAAACAGGAACAAAAGGAATAACACTCAATTATTCAAGTAAAATATTATCTGGGCTTTCAGGAAGCACATATGCAGCATATACCGCTATACCAAATAGATCAATATATGTTGATCCTGAAAGTTCTTTGGCATTCTTGAAAAATGAACCAGAATTCAATTATTATAAAAATGAAATTTTAAAACATGGAACAAGATATAAGTATCTGAATCCGAATGCAGCAGGTGGAAGTGCATCAAACACACTTGGTGCCGTGATTGCAGCATATGAAAGTTTTACTGAAGAGGAAAGAACCGGACCGGTGATGATAAATTGTGAATATCCTTGGTTGGAAATTCTTTCCAGAAATGATACAGCCTCTATAGATTCTTCATGGCTAACAAACCAAGCAGTAATTCAAGAATCACAAAGATTGGGAATAGCTATTTCATCCGGAAGCACAATGGGGGTTTATAAGCAAATAGCAATTCAATCATGGAGAGATCAAACAAATTATTTGAGAAGTAGAGGTTGTTCTAGAATTCTGCACTACGCGACCACAGGTATAGCTTTTTCGAACTATCTTGGAATTCCTCACGGATTGATGAGATATTCCCCATTCCCAACAGGCGGGACTCATTATTATTATCAAGCAGATTCTGTTTATGATAAGACCATGAGAGAAAAATTTGACGAGAAGATACAAGCAAAAGCATTTGCCTCATTGATGAAGTCGCAATCAAATGCCGATGTTTATGGTGCTGCTGCTTATTGTTTTGCACCGACTTCGATAACTGGAGGGTATTCCAATATTTCTGCATGGAATTCCTCTGCTATAAAGTTGATACAATCTGTCAATGGAGTAACATCTGTATACCCTCAAGATTTTGAACAAAATTCTTTACTTGATAACATACAATATACTTCAAATAGAATGTGGGTGGAATTCTATAGGGCATGCAGACAAACCCAACAATTAGGTTATGCTGAATCTTCAGACATACCAGAAAATATAGCTGCCGTAGTGATTTCACCTTTTGTTGCAGCATTTTATTTACCAGACTCAGCTGCAGGTGGTCCGATATCAAGATGGAAATGGACTGGCACGAAGACAAAAGATACGAATGCTTCTTCTTTATATGAAATAAAATCTATATTCCAGAATGATTATAGATTGGCGTATGAAGGTTATTCTGCAGAAGATTTCAAATATCCATCTGAAATCTGGTTGTGGGACGCATTATATTATTATTTCGTTTCTGTTCCGACTAAAAATATATCAGGACAGACTTATGATATACGAAACATAGAAAGTTCAATCACCAGAAATGCTCTGGAAATAGAATATTTTGGAAGACCGGGACTAACTCCCGGAAATAGTTTGTTCAATTCCACGGCGACTTTGGCACATGCTAACTATTTCTTACAGAATTGCATGAATAATTATTACTGGAATACGGCAAATTCAATATGGTGGACTGGAATTACGAATAATTTGCCCTTCCCCTGTGGACTAACTCCGGGAAATCCATTAAGTGTGCATGGGTTATGTTTCTCTCAACCGATATTTCAATCTGACGTAATCAGAGCATTAAAGCATGAACTAAGCATAAAAGCCGTTGATTATGTGAAGAAATCTAAAGAAAATTTAAATAGTCTATAATAAAAAACCCCCCTTTCGGGGGGTTTTTGCTTACCCAAGCTGAATTATTTACTTATTCCAAGGAAGCTTGGCACTTACCCATTTCCACATTGCTGGGCCAATTGCGGCACCGGCAACGAAAACGAGAACGGTGTAGAAAAATTTGCCTAGTGTGTCTGCGAAGAAAAAGTCCATTTGCGTCTCCTTTATGATCTCTTGTATCTGAGAGTTCTGTTGATTCTGTTGTATTCTCTTTCCATACCAGCTGGACGAATGACTTGTGCCACTGAGGTGTAGGTATACCCTGCGGCAGTAACACCCATTGCATTGACTATTGGGGTCTTTGCGATGACGTTCATGGTCATTTGTTCCTTAGTTGCCTTGACGGAAGCAACGACGGCATTGACATCAGTATTTCCACCGATAGTGACCTTGTTTACTCCATATCCTTCGGTTGTGTCATAATAAGGGGTTGTTCCTCTGACACCTTCGATGGAAATTAGATCTGAGGTCAAGTCTTGCGTTTCAAGAGAGCCTCTACGAACAACGACATTTTCCCAAGTACCTGAAGCGTAGAAAGTAGCAGTTGGGCCATCGATATGAGCGATGGAGTAGGTACTAACCGGGAAATTCTTGATGGCAATTTCTGCTGGATTTGCGGTAGTGGCAACGCTTAGGTTGGAAACCTTGAGTTGCAATCCATCCCCAGCCCCGAATGAATAGCCTAATTGAGTCAAGTTATTTGGATGGGTAACCCCATAACCGGCTTGTACCACAACAGTGATATCTGTTGCCGAGTTTGCATCCCCTGCGGTATAACCGATCCAAAGTCCATTGGATAGACCACCTACAAGGCAAGATGAAATTGCACTTGCCCCGAATATAACAGTATCTCCACCCTTGGGGAAAACTGTAGCACCTGCAAACGCAGCATTTAGCCAGTTAGCAGTGAATCCCCAATTTTGCCCTGTAGCCCCTGTTGAGGTGGCACCCTTCCAGTAAAATGTCGCCATTTGAAAATCTCCTTAGTAGTAGATACCACTATTTAGGAATTTGTTAAATCCACCAATTCGCATTTATCGCCGTTACAGGCAAAAGTTTGGGTTCCTTTTGTAGTATCCGACTTTTCATAGTTAAAAAGCTGCTTCCAATCGACATTTTGGGGCATTTTGGCCAAAAGTCCTTCATATTCTTCCTTAGAACAATCCTGATATGGGGCTTGACGATAACTGTGATCAGAATGGGGCAAGAATGAAATACCGCTTATTTCATCAAAATGGGCATATACCCACGCTCCGACTTCCATCCATTCATGCTCCTTGACGGTCACAGTGATTGACGGCTTGTGTTCGCACCAATAGCGTTGATAATCCAACCAGAGTTCAAGTTGCTCTATAGCCGTCATGTCGTTTCTTGTCACAGATCCGACAGCCTTCATCGGGAATGAGAACACCATCACGCTATCGGGCTTCATGACGCATGCCTCATGAGGGAAGCCCAGATCAATCATCATCTTGCACAGCGGATCTTTTTGGTCTGCACGCACGGTACGAATGTAGTATTCGTTATGGCGGGCATGAATACCTGATGCGGCATCGACAAGTTGTGACACAGTGCCTGATGGCTTGACACAGGTGATTGCTGCAGCCGGGTTGATCTTGACCTTCTTTGCCCATTCCTTATTGGTGTCGAATGCGATAGTGCGAAGATTCGTCAACAGGTCCTTGAGATTCTTATTCTTTCCGTACATCAAGGGATTGTCCATGATACCGGTGAGTGAAACTCCGAGCAGGGCTTCCTCTTCACAATTCTTCTTCCATTCCGAAGAGAGATATGGGAAGTGAGTGAGCGATGCTTGGAACGTACCGAGAATCGCAGCAAGACGCACCTTACGCTTCAGTGATTCTTCAGTATCATCCACACGGACAACCACTTCAGTCAGATTGCAGAACTCACGATCACGCAGGATGATCTCTGAGCAAGGGTTAGTCCCGAACTCATAGGATGCATCACGACGTTCTCCGAGACGTTCCACGGTCTTGCGGGTAGCCTCACGGTTGAAGATACCACGCTCACCGCTCTTGCTCTTGTAGAGCGACAGCCACTCTTCCATGAAGGTGCCGATTTCTGGCTTTTCCTTGTAGGCTACGGAATTGTTAGCCAAGGCCCTTTGGGGGTTTGCTTCCCACCATGCTC